CCGTCACCGTCAATGCAGGGCATCAGGACGCAAGGGGCGTCTCACAGGGGTAGAAAAACCGGTCGGCGTCCCAATGCGGAGATTCGGAGCCTCAAAGCGGCGTTTCTGCAAGCGTTCGCGCACACCGGAGCCATTCTCAAAACATGCGAGAACATCGGGGTGAGCCGCAATACCGTTGTCGGCTGGCGCGAGACGGATCCGGACTTTGCCCAGTCATTCGCGGAGGCGGAGCAGCGCGTTGTGGAGCGTCTGGAAGGCGAGGCTATGCGTCGCGCTGTGGAGGGCATAGAGCGCATCGACCGGCGCTACTGGCACGGCGAACTAGTAGCGGAAGATATCCGCCGGGACTACTCGGATAACCTGCTGGTCGCTCTGCTCCGAGCGCGAGACCCTGGCCGCTTCCGTGACCAGTCGCAGATCACGATCAATCAGGTCATCAAAACCGTGACCGGGTTCAATCCGTCTGAGGTTCTCGGGTTGCTCGCAGCAGCGGATAAGGAGCCGGGATTGGTGCCAGCATTGCCTCCCCCAAATGAAGACACGGACGGCTCTATCTCACAGTGAACCTACCCGCCAGGTAAGCCCAGCCGGCAGGCCCCATCCCAAGCCGCACGCACGTAGGCGCGACTCGAGGCCACACCAGGCTTGTCTCGCGTCAACAAAACGCGCCCGGGCGTGCAGGTGTCGTTTCCACGCGCCCACGCGTACACGCGGTGTGGCACCCCTACGGGGTACCACATGCCCCCTCTGCCGTCGGCCCCCCATATTGCAGATACCACGAAACCCTACAACCCCGATTGGGCGCTAATCGCCCTGAGACCCTGTCTCAGTACCTGGTAGGGGAAAACCCTGATTCCGGTCAGTCCCCAATCGCTCCGCGACGGCAATAACAGGTCGCCGCTGATCTAAGGTCTTACTGCTCGTCCCAGTGGGCAGGGATCCAGAAGCCCAGGAAGACCAGCACAGCCAGAGCAGCGACCAGGGCAATAGCCGCGAGGATGTCCGTCATGGTGGATCCGGCTCGTTCCGCCTGAGTTCGTCTAGCTCGGCCTGGATGCGTTTACGCTCGCGCAGCAGGGTCTCGATGATCCGGGTATTCCGGAGGTTCGCCTCGATGAGGTCATCGATGACCGCGTTCAGATCGCTGCGCGACAGCGATGACGGATCGCTGCTCTGGACGTCGTAATCGCCGCTCACGGGGGTACCCCCATTTTTCCACCTGAGTTGCCGGCACTAATCGCTGCGCGACGGCAATGACGGATTGCCGCAGAGTTGGGGCTCAGCGGCTTCCCTCGGTGGAGAAGCTCCGGCGCAGCCTGTCTTCCCGAAAAAGATTGTTCCTGCGGCACGCCCTGGGGCACTGAAACCCGTCTCAGCGTACGCGCTTTCGAGGAGCGTTCGTACTACCGGTTAAGGCTACGAAAGCAAGGCGGTCCAGACCGGGTGCCGCTCCACCCTGCGCCCCCAGGGCGGGGCGCGCCGAATGGACTGGAGGTACTGCCGACGTCCGTACTGCTTGGGGTGTACCCGTCGTCACCACTCTCAGGCTCACGACCTACCGGTATTACAGCCGTTTTCAAAAATTCGTGTCAAGAGGCAGCAGCGGCCATGAATTACCGGGTTTCGGCCATTTATTCAGAAACAATCTCTGGCCGCGCGAAAACGTCACGATCCGTTCCAGGTAATTCCGTACTCCGGAGGAAATCCGGTAAGGACACCAGCGGTGCCGGTCAAGACGGAGATTCGCCACGCGCAGGCTGCGGAGCCGGCGGAGAAGAACTACCAACCGTACGGTGCGGCGCGCGAGTTGATGCGGACGACCAGCCGCGAGGTGCTGCTGGCCGGGCCAGCCGGGACGGGCAAGTCGCGGGCATGTCTGGAGAAGCTCAACCTGGTGTGCATGCAGATGCCCGTGCGCGCGGCGATTGTGCGCAAGACGCGCAAGTCGCTCACCCAGGCCGCGATGGTGACGTTCGAGGCGAAGGTGCTGCCGCAGCCGAGCGCGGTGACGTTTCACGTCTCGGACCAGGAGTACCGCTACCCCTCGGGGGCGCGCATCATCGTCGGCGGGCTGGACGACTCCGAGAAGCTCGCGTCCACGGAGTTCGATCTGATCTATGTCCAGGAGGCGACCGAGCTTGCCTCGGACGACTGGGGCATGCTCCTGCGCGGACTGCGGAATGGAGTGCTGCCGTACCAGCAGATCATGGCCGATTGCAATCCGGGGCCACCGGATCACTGGCTGAAGCTCAGGTGTGACTCGGGCGCCTGCACGCTGCTGGAGAGTCGCCACGAGGACAACCCGGCGGTCACGCCGGAGTACCTGCGCGGGCTCGACTCGCTCACGGGCTGGCAGTACCAGCGGCTGCGCCTGGGGCTGTGGGTCGCCGCCGAAGGCATGTACTTCCCGGACTGGTCGCCCGAGGTGCACATCTGCGAGCCGTTCGAGATCCCGCCCGAGTGGCCACGCTGGCTGGCTGTGGATTACGGGTACGCGGCTCCGTTCTGTTGCCTGTGGTTCGCGCGGAGTCCGGAGACGCGGCGGGTGTACGTGTACCGCGAGGCGTACAGGTCGGGGCTGCGAGACGAGCAGCAGGCGGAGATGATTCTCCAGCGCACGGGCGACGAGAAGCTCCAGTTGCGGATCCTGGACCCGTCGATGTTCAACGCGCGCGGCGAGCAGCAGCGGCCGTCTATTGCCAGCGTCTACGTCCAGAACGGAGTCGAGCCGGTCTATCCAGGCTTCAACTCGCGCAAGCAGGGCTGGGCGATTGTGCGGCGCGCGCTCGCGCGACCCGAGACACCGGACGGCATTCAGCCGCCCCGCTTGCAGGTTATGGCCGGGGCTGCGCCCAACCTGATACGGACACTGCCGGCGATGGTCATGGATCCGCTCGATCCGGAGGATGTGGCGGATACTCTCGGCAACACGAAGACGGAGGACCACGCGGCTGACGCGCTCCGTTACGGATTATGTGCCGAGGCTCAGCCGCCGGAGCCGACCGAGCCGTCAGACGTCAGATTCGGGTAGGAGCAGCAATGGCAGAGCGTGACTGGTTGAAGGGTCCGACCGCCGAGGAAGCCCAGGAGCGCGGCACTCTGGAGTTGGCCGATGAACTGCAACGGCAGTTCCGAGACCGCGACGAGTTGTACAGGGACATCAACGCGGTCCTGTTCGGAGAGCTTCCGATAGAGATCCCCGAGGCGTACCGCAAGACGGCTGTCGAGGTCCGCTCGCCACTGGCGCTGCACATCGCCAATACCGTCACCGCTGCCCTGTCTGTCAACCCGATGTCGATCCACTTCAAGCCCATCGGCTTCGGGGACACCTACCAGTCGAACTCCACGCTGCGCGAGAACTTCTTCGAGGCGTCGTGGAAGCGGCAGGAGCAGGAGTCGCGGCGGCAGTTGCTGCGTCTATTCATGTGGAGTCTGGCCGTCAAGGGCGAGGGCGTGCTCAAGAGCGTCGAGCGGACCCGCACCGCGTGGGGCGACTACGACGAAAAGAGCAAGCGCATCGAGAAGGAACTGGCTGAGGACGACGAGCTAGACCAGGACGCGCGCGACAGGATGTACCACTCGAAGACCGAGGACCTGAAGCTCGCCCTGCCGTATCCGATCACGACCACCGACGTCCCGCCCGAGACGTTCTATTACACCCAGAACGAGAACGGGATGACCTCCGCCGTCGAGGTCAAGGAGGTGCCCTACCTGGAGGCGCTGGAGAAGTTCGGCGCGGGGCTCGATAGCTCGGGCAACGTGATCGACCCGAAGTCGTGGTCGGGACTGGACGCCAGGGCCTCCGGGCTGGCCCGCGCCGAGTGGGCGAACATGATGCACGGGGCCAGGAGCAGCACCCTGCGGTGCATTGAGGCGTGGGACTACGAGACCCAGGTCATCCTGCTCCAGGGGCCCAACCAGCGCAGCACCGGCAAGGCCAACGACAGGGCCACCCTGTGCCGCACGCTCAGGCACTCGTACGGCAACAGGGCGCTGAAGACGCTGCGCGGGCCGTACTTCCACGCCCTCGGCATCACCACCGCATCCAGGCTGCCGGAGCACGCCGGTCTGTCGATCCTGTTCGGCTTCCTGCGCCTGTTCCCGCTGCTCGACTCGCTGCTGACCATGCAGGGCAACGCGGCGTTTCTGACGGGCTTCCCGGCGTTCAAGAAGACCACGCCACCGGGCGTCATCCCTGGACTGGCAGCCATGCCGTACGGCTCGGACTCCAGGGAGACCGGGCGCAAGTCGGAGAGCATCGAGCCTGGCAAGCTCTACCCGTTCGACGTCAGTCCCATCGACCAGCCTCGCAGTGGCCAGGACGCGGACAAGCTCATCGCGGGCATCAGGGAGATGCTGGAGCTAGCCCTGCCGAGCGTCATCCAGGGTGTGGTCGCCTCCGACCAGTCCGGCTACGCGCTCAACCAGGCCGCGTACCTGGCGCGGCTGGGCTGGGATCCGATTGTCAGCAACGCCGAGACGGCGCTCGGAGAGCGGGTCGGCTTCGAGAGCCTGCTGATCGAGAAGCGGATCGGGGAGAAGGTCTACGCCTGGGGCGAGATGGAAGCGAAACGCGGCAAGAAGACCATCGGCGGCAAGTCCAAGGCGTCCTGGCTGGGTGTCGGCCCGGACGACCTGAAGGGCG